GTACTCATATGCCACGGTACCATTCTCCTATTATTGGGAAAGTCTTTTCAAAGTCTTTTCCTGATCGTTTGTCGTATTGACTGTAAAATGCTTTAAAGTCTTTTTGTAGTTTACTCTGCTCGGCCGCCCCTGCGTGTGGTGTTTTAACAACATCTAGGTAGTCAATAAGCCTTTGTGTTTGATTTATTTCCATGTGTTCTAAATGCTGTTCATTACTATTTAAAAACTTTACCAAGTCCAGTTTAAATTTATTTCTTAGGTCGTCGGGTAGTACAAGAGGTGATTGGAAGCTCGGAAATCTTAATATGTTCAATGTGAAGTTGATTTTTGGTCCATACACTTTACTTGCACTCTTGAACCATATTATCTTCTCTAACAGTTCAGGTAGTGACTCCAAACACAATGCATTTATGGTACACATATTGTGAATCTCCGATGGAACTTTATCAACCATCATGTGTAAGAAATTTGAGAACCATTCGCCGTAGTCTAATCCGTCTCTGATGTATTCCGCCTGTTGTTGTGTTGCTTCCATGCTGGTATACAAATGAAAGTTTTTAAATCCTTTAAGTTTTGTTTTGAATCTGTCAATAATACTTTGCTTTGCTCCTAGGTTAGAGTTGATTGCAATACGCATATCTGGATTCATTTTGTCTCCCTGTGTCTCTATCCAATCTAGTAGTCTCCACAAGTTAGGTGACATCATAGGTTCTCCACCTGTTATTCTTAATTCATCTAGGCTCTTGTGTAGGTCTGTTTCCCACCATTTGTAGAATGCTTCAACGTAAGGATTTGTTTCATCTTTTTTGTATGGCTCTGCACTTTCATGACTGTGAGTGAAGTGGTTACGTCCATCTGTTTCCATGCCTGTGTATGGTCCTAGCCTCTTGATGTTGTTTGCCCATGTAGAACTGAACGCAGGATTACAGTATGTACAAGCAAAGTTACAAGTCCTATCAAATGCTATTTCTAATGTTTTAAGATTTACATCTGTGTCAGCATCAGTTTTGTGTGCATAGTCTAATGCTTCATTTGTAAATATCTTTGATTTGTAAACCCTATCACTAATATTGTCTCTGTTAATATCTTCTATCTTCCAACAGTACTCACAACCTTTGGGTCTATCTCCGCACTGCATTTGTTTACGTTCTGCTTTCTTCTGTACGGTGTTGTGTATTGCACTTGGATTTGTTTTTATTGCTTCTAGATCTATCTTATGCGGAAGTGGGTGATGACAACTTGTGGTCATACCACTACCCAACCATATGGTAGCATTGTACCATTTGGCTCCGCAAAAACTTGCACTCTTTGGATCCAGTATTTGTTTTTTGTATTCTAGATCATTCATGCGTTTTTACACTCCATCCAAAATTCTTCCATCTCAGGGAAGGTGTTCAATAAGTTTGTTTGTCTTCTTCTATCGTGTTCGTTAAAAAATGCGTAGAAGTTTTTTTTGTTTTGCGTACTTGCGTCCGCGTTTTCTTTCCAGTATGCAAGATTGCGTTGCATTTTTTGAATTTCGAAGTCCTTGAATATGTGTAGCCCTTTTTCCTCTCCGGAGTTGTTCTGCATGTACTTTATGTTGTCCTCATGTATGCTCTGGTACGCCTCTGGTAGCATCGTTATCTGTTGCCATGCGGGTTGTCTCAGCAGTGGCACATCGAACCACACCCTCTGATATGTGGTGCTGTACTTTGCTCTGAGATCCAGTATCTTCTCCAACAGCTTGTCCATGCTTGTTATACTGAGATTGTTGTATGTGCATATGAACGTAATTGAATTGCGTGAAGGTATGCGATCCAAGAACTCCTCCACGTTGTCCATCATGTAGTTGAAGTCCAATCCATCACGAATGTACTCCGCACGTTTGCCAAATGCATCCACACTAACGAACTGCATCATGTGTTCCACTTTCTCCTGCATACATATCTCCTGTGCCATGTTGAAATATTTCTCCTTCAGTTTCTTATCTGGCGGACACATGTTGCTAGTCACATTCAAATGCAGGTCATCTTTTGGATGATCTATGATGTACTGGAACACTTTGTATGTGTTCACATCCATCATGGGTTCACCACCGGTCATACGGAAGTGTTTTAAATTCTTGTACAGTGTGGGCCACCATTTCCAGAATGCAGTCACATATGGATTATCCTCCCTGTTGGGTATGGGCCTCCTACGACCTTGGAAGTGTTCTGGTGCATTGTGGGGAGGAGATGTGGGATATTGGCCATACCTGTCAATCTCCTTGCCCCACGTTGTTGAGAACTGTGGAGAGCAGTAACTACACTTGAAATTACAAGCGTTGTTAAAGTTTACCTCCACGTATCTCGGTGTCCAACTTGTTGTCATTGGATTCTGTCTAATCTGCTCGAAGTCCTGCATGGCCCATGGTTCACCGGAACGGTAGTGTCTGTCACTCATCTCACCGGTGTCCTCCAGTTTCCAGCAGTATGAACATCCATCAGGACGTTCACCTTGTAGCATTTTAAATCTTTGATCTAGTTTCTCTGCGGTATTGTGCAGTGCGGCAGGATTGTTCTTGACTGCCTCTGCATCTATCTTGTGCAGTGGTGGGTGATAGCACGAATTTGTAAGTCCTGTGGGCAGGTGCAATGATGTTTGGTTCCACTTGGCCAGGCACATAGTCGGAGATACCTGCTCCAGTCTGTCCTTGGCTTTAAGTGCATCCGCTTTGTAATCACTAGTGCTCACGGTCTTGAACTCCTTTGTTGATGTGTGACGGCATAACAAAACGATAGAACCTGCTGTCTGCTTCATCATAGTCTGCAATAGGCATATCCAACTGCTGTCTCAGGCTGTTGCCCCACATTTCCAACTCCCTGTCTATGTTGGCCGGTTGCACGGTTGAATGGAAGTAGTCCGCCATGCCATTAAGATCACTGACATCGAAATCATAGTTTTTATGGTCCACCACTGTGTAGAAACTTCCCATCCTCGCACCCAACATTGCAAACTTGCCGTTCTCAATATCAGCACCGACGGTGCACCACGTAGTCAAAATACGTAAGTTGGTAGGCCATATCTTGTTGAATTGATCTGGTGAAATCGGTTTGCCCTTGTCTGTACACATCTTGACACCTTCTCTGAAGCCTGCAATAAAGGCCTGCTGTGGTGTGCTGTTGATCACAGTCTGTGAGTAACAGTTGTGTAAATTTTCATGTGGCACTCCCCAACAGAAATCCATCTCGTTTTCTTCGCTCTCTGCGTTCTCATGGGTCTTCATGCTGAGGCAAGTCTGTTTGTTCCATCCTACAAGTCCACCGTTGCCATAAACCAATCCGTTGATGTTGTTTTTTGCTCTCCACCTGTGGACTGATTTCATATTTGTTTTCCCCCAATCTAGAGTCTGCAGTAGAAAATTTTCGTCTATAATGTTGTCCCCATCCACGCTTATGAAGAAATCTGTTTCTGCTGTTTCCGCCGCGGCCTTGTGTGCTGAATCAAATCCTTTTACGCCGTCCACACGTTTTGCCCATGGCACCTTGTTCTTGAGGTCAGCCCAATTCTCTTCTTTGTTAGGTTCAGTGTAACTGATGTACACAAAGTCTAAATCACTTACTCTGATTGTATCTGCCATGTGTATCCCTTTTCTTTTGTATCTTCGACCCAGTATGGATCATGCTGATTGAAAACATAACCACGATCACTCTGTTTCAAAATCGGAAACTTTCTGTGTGTTTTTGTTTTTGGTTTGAGAATAAACTCATTTTGACCTTTCCATATATAAGCATCTTCTCCATGTTGTTGAACTTCCAATTTCTTCTCAAGTGTTACAACTATACTCTGACCTTGTATTGTGACAGTGTGAACCTTTGGTTTCGTGGCCTCCAATTTAGCAAGTGCTTCAAAAAACCCTGGCATCTAATTCTCCTACTATATTTTTGTTGTGGTAATGCACTACCCTGTCCTGTATATGACCGCCTATGTACAACCTGTCATGTACTTTCATAGGGTAAAGATAATTGTCATTCTCAAATGCTGTGCTTACTTTGTTGATGTGATGTTTATTATGCATAAACTTAAACCATTCATAATCAATTTTGCCTAACTGCAAAGGATCTTGTATTTTATTTGCCAATGCATACACTACATCGGTGGTAGGTTGCTCGTCATGGCAGTTTATAAGTATTTTCTGTCTGACCGTGTTCCAATTTTTTGTAATTGTTTCACATAGCTCGTAAAACTGTTTTGCTTTTACGCTTCTTCTAAAGTAATGCAATCCATTGTATACATCAGGCAGTTGGTTCCTTGTGAACATCTTCCTGTAATAACTTTGCGTTACTAGTTGATCTCGATAGTTCCTACAATTATATGAGAAAACTTGATCTTGTTGACATAGATAATTCCACCACCAATCTGTGTTTTGTGTAAAAACCATGTCTGCTTCTAACTTAATTGTGTGCTTAAAAGGAGACAATCTGAAAGCCTTGTATTCGTTACTCAGTTTCCATTCCTCATTTACACTTGCATCTTGTTTCAATACTCTTACGTGATCAAAAAGTTTATCCTGTACGGGTGCATTGGTCACTATGCAGACTTCATTGTGCTTGTTAAGTTTCTTAATACTCTTTGCAAGTGCCCTGCTTATATCTATGTAATCTGTTGTTGTGTTGTTCAATGCGAACCACATGTATCCTTTAGACATCACACCACTCCTTTTCTAAAATATGAACATCCTGTCCTGATGTAAAATTTACAGTATCTCCGTACTTGTACACCACGCCATCACTGTCACTGTCTATGATATCTACGTTGTCCGCCAACATATTCATAGGTGCAGGAATAAAATCACCCAGTTTAAGTTGATGAAGTGCTATCGCGAAAGCGTAATCATTCCTGTAATTAGGATACCTTATCCTGTATAAGTTTCTATAATAAGGATAAAATTCTTGCACGTGTTTGATCATGTCAAATATAAAATTTGCATTTTTATTTTTACGAAACAAAGTGACTGTTGCCCACACCAAAGGTAAAGTGCCCTCGTCTGTGCCTTGTATCATGTCCTCCCCTGTGATATCATTTACTTTGTTGTGTAACATAAAATCAAATTCTGTGTTGCACAGTTCTAAAAGCATTGGTGAGAAAACAAAATAATCGCAGTCCATTAGTATTGTTGTATCATAGGGAGAATGAACAAACGCACAACTTCTTTCTTTGTTGTACCAAGCAACACTTTTACCCCTGTATGGTCTGGTGTTGGAAGTCGTGTTTTCAACTAGTTTGTAATTGATCATTCCCATAGGTTCAAATTTCTTGAAAGTTTCTAGATTAGTAACAATGGTGATTTCTAATCTGAGATGTTTGCGTATCTGGTGTACACAACGCTCGGCCAACTTGTGATAGTTCACCTCGGGGGTGTCAAAACAGTACATCAGTACACCTGTGGTCATTAGATCCTTTTGTTTGCAAGATCTTGGTGTAACTGTTGATATGCGTTTAACGTCTCCTGATTTCTTTCAATTAATTTGTTTAAGAAAACTTCAGGGTCTTTGATATGACAAGGGTTGTCATTGACATCCAACACGTAAAAATCTTGACTACGTTGTTTAAGTGTGCTCACTAGATTTATGGTGTTGGCGTCTGCACGAAATAGTCTCTCATTGAAGGCCATTAATTGCCTCGATCGCATTTTCTCTAATGCATTCTTCTTGGTCTGTGAAACCTTGAAGTTGAGATCTGATTGTTTCTTAAGATTGCCAATATCCATAACTGTATTATACAGTTAATTATTGGTATAATCAATACCTGGAAAAATTTATTATGCTGTTGTGTTGCTTACCGCGGCGCTACTTGCGATTGCCGCCACACTTGCTAGACCCTGTGCTGTTGTAGGGTTCATTGTGTGCATTGCAAAGTCAGTCTGTCCAATGAAGTTTGCATACTGGTCAACACTTGATGTGTTACCACTTGTGAATTCACTGTCTCCTGAGTCTGCATCAGTCAGTGTCATCTTGATAGTAACTATTTTGTCTGTTCCGTATGTTCCGTTGTCAACTTTACCCTCACCTTTCAGTGTCATTGATGTGTATGTTCCGTTCGCCTGTGTCAAAAGGAATATTGTTGTGTAGCCTGTTCCAAAGTCTGAAACTCCATTAGCAAAGCCATCTGTTGAAAGTGTTTCACCAGATCCTGATCTTGTTGATACCGCTGAACCTATGTCGAAGTTACCCATCGCAGTTATTAATTCATCAACTGAACTATCTTTTGATGTTGCTGAACCACCGCCATTTCCGTTTCTTGTAAGTTGTATTCTGATCTTTCCACCTGCGTTGAAGAAGTGTCTTAGATTATCTCCAGATGAAAAAGTTACTGAAAGTTCCACTGTGTGTGATCCTGTCCATCTTGTAGATGATGTCTGACTCTGTAACTCAGAACTTTCTGTTAATGCTGTTGCATTCACGCAACCGCCTGCAACTGATGCCGCCAATGTTGCCAAGTCTGTTTCAACTGCCGCTTTAATTTTGATTGTGTCGCCTGCCGCAACCGCTGTCCTTGCCGTCATTGTATCATTTGTGTGATTGGCAATGTTGTCCATTGCTGTCAATAGGTTATTCCATGTTGACGCTAAAATTGTAGATTCACTAGATTCCGATACTACTGGTAGATGTGTTTGTCCAAGACCGTAGACCCCTGATCCTGTACCCGCAAAGTGGTTGTATCCATGAGGTGAACTTGAACTGTTTGCGAATGTGTTGTATTCCGCATCAATTGTATCGCCTGCCGCGTATGCCATATTACTATTTTACTCCTATCACGCACTCTGTGAGTGCTGTTTCTTCGTTATATTTATGCTTAATTAATCTGCCTAGCGTGTTAAAGGCTGTGCATTCATCTAGCGTGGCCACCCTTGCTTCACCATTTCCTGCTGAAACAACACGATCCCCCGCTTGCCCTGAGCCTTGCAGTTTAACCATGACACGTCCTTTTAGGGCCACCATTGGGTGTGTGTCGTTGTTGCCTGCCTGTGCATTCATTAAAAATGCTGGTGAATCAGATATCACTCCGAACACAGCATTGGACAGTGCATCCATGCATTTCGTAATCTCTGCTGTACCGCCTAGTATCACTACTTCACCAACAGCAATTGGTGAGTCTGCTTCGTATCTTTCTGCCAAGTCAGCATATTGGGCCGATGTTGAAGTTGCATGAACTACGTTTGCCCTCAGATCAACCAGTGTTGGTGCTGACATTTCTGTACCACCAGCATCAGTAGATTTGAATGCTGTCCAGGCACCGCCTGCATTTCCAAATATTGTTGTTCCATCATCAGCGAATGTTTCATCCCACACCCAGAACAAATCCTGTTCCGTCACAGTCGAAGCATTACCTCTGTTTATTTTAAGTCCTGAATAACTAGGCATTCCCGAGTTTGATGATATATTTCTGTTTAATTCTATAATATTGTCTTCAACAGTCAAAGTAGAAGTATTGCTTGTGACTGTGTCGCCGTCAATTGTCAAGTTTCCAGAAATTCTTAAATCTTTTGCTATCGTCACATTGGCCGTTGCACCATCCATTGTCAACACAGTAGTTGTTACACCACCATCTTTTACTGTGAATGCTATATCTCCATCTGATGTCACGTTTGCAATAGTAAAGTTGTCACCAGACATTGACATTGTTATGTCGTTACCTGCACCAATTTTAAGACCAGTATCGTTTTGGATTGCCAAAGATCCGGATGTTGTATCATTGCCGTCTGATTTCAAGAAAGTAGATGCCGCGGCACCGCCTAATGCATCAGAGTCTGTTGAAGTACCTCTGAATTTTACTGAGGATACTGAGCTTGATAATTGGATACCTTGTGCTACTGCTGAGAAACCTGCGGCAACGAGTGCCACTGCATTTGTTTCTGAGCTACTGGGTGTGAATGCTAGATTAGAAATAACCCCAACCACAACGTCTTGTGTCACCAATTTCAATATTGATCTGTTTACGCCGGAGTTGTCTAAAACTGTTTCTGGTAAAATTTGTGTCACTCCCGAACCTGCAATGGTTGTTGGTCCAATTAGTGACCATGCCGTGCCTGTGTAAACGTACAATTGGGTATTGGTTGTATCAAACCACATATCTCCCTGCACCGCATTTGTTGGTGAAGTTGTTGAGTTAGTAGTTGATCCAACAGGTTTAAATTTTGATCCTGTGTATACGTTCAATTGCTTATTGGTCTGATCGTACCATAACTGGCCTGTGATCTTGTTTGCTGGTGCTGAAGTGTTATTGAAATTCTCTAGAACCTTTACAAAGTTTTCATTAAGTTTCTCGCCAAACCCAGCATACCCTTTACCAAATAGTGTAAGGTCCGTTGTAGCAGTGTCGATTGTGCCATCTGCTAGTGTGACTAGTAGGGTACCGAATGTGTTGTTAATTTTGTATGCCATGTACGGATATTTATGCTTTTATTAAATGCTTTACAACCAGCAATTTGACGCTATATTACGAGACATCTCTGTATTCCTAAGTAATCATCATTTCCAAATGATGTCCTACATGATCTCGCTTTCAATTTCTGTGCTATGTAATCATCATCAAAAAATGTCCAAAGCAAATTGCCAAATTCCAAATAAAACATTAGGTTGTTGTTTATGTCTTCCCATTGACTTTTAGGTATGTTACGGAAATCGCATATTGTTTCATAGGCAAACTTATCTTTGTTTGAATAATATGACAGATAGAGATTGTTACAGTGTTTTTTAAGCGTACTGACCGTTTGCACAATATCATCAAGTCTCATGTGTGTTAGTACGGAATAAGAAATACATATATCATATGTAGATGTTAATTTTAATTTATCGGTACCGTTTATGTTGTACATTGTGTTGAATGCGTCGCAGTGAATCCAAGAATGTTGTGGCCATTTCTTCTTATTTTCATTTATGCAATCTGCTCTAACATCTACTCCGGTATAGTTGTCATGTGGTTTATAGTGTAAAAAACTTCCTGATCCACAACCATAATCTAAAACTTTTTTGTCTTCGAATGATGTATATTGTTCGAAGTAACTTCTCGTATTGTGTTTGATCATAATTTTATTAAAGGACGTGTGTATCTACTAAAAGGGGTGTCGTACCCCTCCAACCTATTGCTGTACGATTCGTCCCTCTTCATTAGATGTAATGTTAATCCAATTTTAAAGCCACTATTTTGTTTTCTATAATCGCCGGGGGCATGTAATACACTTGCATCATGTATTATAGCACATCTCGGCTTCCACGGCAATATTTTTTCTATGGTCAGGCCTTCGTATATGCTCATCGGTATGTGTTCTGGCATTATCTTTTTTAGTACCTCATGATCTTTCCTACTGTAATCTATTTTTTCTACACCATATTCCTCGTAAGATTGATGCCTTATCACATTGGCATAGTTGGCAAAACTTCCGATGTCCCTGCCTCTCATGAAGTGGGTAGCCCTTCCTCTGTAACGCTGATTGAAAGTTATGTAATCTGTTTCATCTATATTGGGTAACTCAATAGGAATTATTATATCCTTGTATGGTCTGTATCCAGTTAAATGGGTTACAGCGTCTGTGTGCAGTCCGTATGGTTTCACTGATTTGAAAAACTGATCTCCCACACTCATTGGATCATCTTGTGCCACGTCGCTGTAAAATATTACATCGTTACCAAAATGTTCATAAATTTTTGGCCGGACAATGTTTGAGATTGCAGGGACCAACATAGGAAAGGTAATGTGCAACACGTGTCCATTAATATTGTATCCTATCTTATCAAAATTTTCATTGAACCAATACTGTAAACTGGCACACTCAACACCGTTGATAAAGTTTTCTACGACATAAGAGTCATCATACTGATCCTTAAAGAATTTTGTATTAGGATCATGAATAATGTCCATTTTTTTCAACTCTTCTTGTGTAAAAGGCCTATCTGTTTTGTAATTGGGCATTTATCCACTCCTGTTGCTCTTTGTTAATTCTAAAAAATTGTATTGTAAGAGATATTCTTTTGGAAATTACTTCTCTTATGGCATGGTATTTTTTTGTATCAAGCAGGCACCATTCTCCAGGAACTTGTTTGTAAGTATCTATCAATTCTTTTTCTTCGTTATACAATCCTAGATGTGCATCCTTACCACCAGTATTCAACATATAATTTATTGCATACACTCTGCTGACATCTTTATGCACAACTCCATCGACACCGGAATCCATAATTTGAGCCATTATCTTAACATCGTCATTAAAAAAATTTGCAGGAAATAAAGCCTTAACTTTTTCTTTAATTTTTTTCTTCACGTGATACGAATAATAACCGGACTTTTTTGTTGACCTAAATCCTGGATATTCTACATGATAGAAATCATCCGGCAGGTTAATTTTTGGTAACTTCAGTGTTCTGATCATTATAGTATGTCCTTGCATTGCAGGCCTCAAAATTAATATTGCTGAATACTGTGTTTGGTCTCCAATCTTTTACTTCCTTAAACATTCGTATTGATATGTTTAATTTCTTACTTGCTCCGTGCAAATTATAATTTGATGGTCCGTGTATGACAGAAGAATCCTTTATGATTGCGTTCCCTGGAATGTTCTCCTGAGTGCTTTCAACAGTGAGGCCTTCAAAATATGACTTTAGGAAACGTGGTCCTATGTGTTTTTCTAAAAAATCATGATCTATTTCGTTGCCGTTTAGATATTTTATTCCCGGTACATTATAACTGTCACGTAATACATTTGAATATACATTAGTCGCTTTCTCTACTGCTCCTTTTCTAAAATGTGTCCCCCGCATGTAGCAACGTTGGTCCATTGCGTATGTGTAAGTCTCTGCATCATTTTCTATCCAAAGAGGTAATATTATATCTTTTTGTGTAAGCCATCCAGGTATGTGTGTAATTGCATCTGTATGTGGTCCAAAAATTCTTGTTTGCTCACACATAAAATCAGCACTATGAGGATTCACATCATTATGTAATTCATCATACAGTTTATATTCTCCAAAGTATTTCTTTATTCTTGGAAATACTATTTCGCAGACTTCTTTGGTGCCCTGCGTTTCACCTATCATAGTGTGAGAATTCATCCCAACAAATTGTAATTGTTTATTCTGTAAATAAAACCCTTTCTCTGGTTTCTTTTTGTAGTACCAATCTATTATAAATTTTACTTCTTCTTGGCTGAGGAAATTCTCAATCTGGTATGTAGACTCTTCTGGAAATATGCCTTCCCACAGTGTTTCTTTACTGTTATGAATTGTGTCCAATTTTAACCTCCTCAAAATATGTATCATGTATTCCCATGTGGAAAACTATTCTCTCCTCGGTCGGAGGCCTAACGCCATGTGGCACCTGAGTGTTTATTATGGTCATGTTATGGTATAAAACTTCTGTGCCGTCATCAAAATACAGTTTACCTGTCATTTTAGTCAGAGGTATCACAACAGATATCTTGCTCATGGTATCTTTATGCAATGGAAGATTGCCGCCGGGCAACACTTTGAAAAAATTACATCGCCATTCTTTTGGCCGTATGCCCATGTAATTCCATATGTTTTTGATTTGCCTCAATAAAGGTTTATCAAATTGTTTTATTACCTGTACGAAAAATTTGTTATTCTCCCAACTCATGTACTCCTTGTAGAGTGCATTGCTGTCTTCCCAAAGATCTGGTTTTATGTAACTACGGAAAAAAGCAGGATCTGTTTTGTAGTCTGTTTCAATATAATTAGGCATCTATGTTCTCCCACTGATGCACTACTTTGGCATCAGACATCCAGTCATTCTTTTTCTGTTCATTGCTTTTCCAATTTTTTAATTCGCCGAACATTGGCATAGGAACCTCAATATCGCTCTTAAACATAATATCCTTTACCCATTTGTAATGTGCGTAAGGCAACGGATGGAGGTGAGTGTCTGACGTATTATTTTTCTCATGAAAATGTTCAGGATATAGATCTTCTGCAAAATCACGTAGGCCAGAACTATCTTTGTATAGTTTGAATTTGTTCCAATCAATTTGTTTAGAAATTGCAATGTGTGGCCTTGTATCGATTGACGGCAAGGTACGTGAATCATAAATCATCATGGTGTAATCAATGTTGTGTTTATTTAAAAATAACTGTGTGTACAATATATTTTCCAAAGTTTTAATACTATCTATTTTGATACTTTGCTCCTTGTGTGAATCTTTATTGTATGTCACTGTCCATTCAAAATCATGATCCCACATCGACCATGTTTCCTTGGTATTTGCAATTTCTTGTTTCGAATCTATCATTATATCATGTCTGTGCGGTGCTCCCCACATCACATAGACATGGTCTATGTCCTTTAACTTGCATACTGATTTGACTATATCTCTTGCTATGTTTTCGTTGCTGATTCCAGGCTTTCCTAGATCGATATATTGTTTCATAGACACAGTTTTATCTTGTTCGTATAGATGTAAAAAATCTGGCCATGTGGGCCATTTGTATCTTGCAGAACAGTGTCCGTGTGTGATTATTTTTTTCATTTTTTTTTGAACACCAAATAGTTAAATTTTGGAAGTATGTTAGGATGTTTATAGAAATAATCCATGTCCTCCGGATTGTAATAATCAGAAATTTCCCTTACATCTGCTGTTAATTTTTTGTCAAGCATCAAACCATACTGTGCGAACAATAGTATCCAATACTCTCTGTCTTGTGTGTTGACATGATGATGCCCGGGTGTGCCCTCCGGAGGAGTATGCAGTATTATCATCTTACCTAACGTAAAATCGGGCATGTAATTGTCAATGAATCGTTCGTCAATGTGTTCACAAAAATCAGTTGAGACTACAACATCAATTTCTTTTTTAAAATTTGATGGTCCTAATGTGTAGTCATGGCAAAACAAACTCTGTTTAACACTGTCGTCTGCATATAGGTTCACAGCTTCGGTATCTCCGTCTATGCCATACGCCTCCGTGCCTTTACTAATTAAATATTTTACAACATCACCATTGGCGCACCCTATATCCAAAACACGTTTGCCAATACAAAATTTATCTAGAACTGGAACATCAATACCGCTAAAATTATTTGTTTTTGTCCTTCCCAAATGTGTTGCAACACTAGACATTTAAATCCTCCTGTGTAAGGAATGATATTATAATGTGTGCCCTAGTCGTTGAACCTTTGTTCCAAGCACTGTGTTTCAATCCCTGATTTAGAAACCAACATTCTCCAGGAAGCATTTTTTGTTCATGCTTGATTCCATTTCTATCTATAACATGGAAACCACAATCATCATTTGTGGTTAAAGGTATGTGATACCTTACAGAGTAGTCTGTGTTGTAGTCTATGTGATCACCAATGTATGCACCCGGATCCATTACAGCAATCCTGGCCCGTGTGTGTTCTGCTTTGAAACTGTTAAGCACTTCCTCTATGTACGTGCCTTTTACCCAATCCTTAACTTTGTTGTAGTGTCTTTCATCTAATCTACGTTTAGGAATTTTCTTGTCATACACACGATCCTCCATATCTGCATTGTATTCTGTTAGTGCTATCTGTTTGTATGGAGATCCGTTGACCTCGTACTTTCCTGTTTTATCTTTTATAATGTAGTTCTCATAAGGCTTCACATAATTCCTGTAATCCCAAGCCATTCTCTTTCCACCTAGTCCTTTACTCAATTCAGATTCAGCAACATCATTATTTTGTAGAAATTCGTATGCGTCTTCTATACTGGTAAATTTCAATCCAAATGCTTTTTGTAATTTTGCGGTCTTTCCACCAACAAGAGCTCCGTATCCTTCTTTGACCTTGAGATCATCTTCCTGTATAGGCATCTGCCTTACTATCTCATTAATGCGTTCCACATCAAATGTGTAGGGTAATTTTTTGAATGCAGGTAACTGATCTCTCTTTAACATAAGTCTGTCGATGCCTTGTATTGCCAGCACTCGTCAAAATTTGGATTGCATACAGCAATCTTTTCATCTTCCATGTGCCATTTTGTTCCTGTTCGTGTACTAACGTTTTCCATAAATTTTTTCAAGTGCCTAGGAGATCTACATCTGCTTATGAATGCTTTTTCGAATCCTATTTTTTTTGCAATATCTAGTTGTTGCATTATCATTTCACAAACATGATCATCACCAATAATTTTAGATGTTCTACGCATTTCTTCAGATTCATAGTACCTGTTAAGTATTCTGCATTCTTTTTTTGCAAAGTATTCAGGACGATGTATTATACTAGAAAAGCCAATTATATTATCGTCTCTTTCATAGATACTTATTGCTTCAAATCCGAACCAATCTAAGTCCTTGTAATTGTCAGATAATCTATCCGATTCACTGAATTCTATCTCGTTTAATTTTCTTAACACCTCTGGCCGTTCATGTGGCAAAAAAGTTGAAGAGGTTGCAGGTTTATGGCTGTCTAAAGGTTTCAACATGATCCCAAAACTCCTTTTTCTTTTTGCCATGCACCAGTAGATGCACTCTCTCCTCATCTGAATTGTTCTCAACATAGTGTTCGTAGTGTATGTTTAACACCAACGGCATGCCTGGCACATAATTGACTTCTTTATCATTGAGCACAAACTTATTGCCCTGTGGATAACTCAAACATATGTTTAGTGGCTCAAGCCAATTCCTGTCAGGCACATCTATGTGTTTTGTAATAAATCCTTTTGGTTTGATAACAAGGAATCTTATGTCATCTATCCTTGCGTAAGGTAAACTTTTAACCCATTCTATTGTCCGCGGACAGCGTTCGCCCACATCTGTTACCTGCGGTCTTTTTTTCCTTCTATCGTATTCCCAATGGCTGTTTGTCTTGTCAGAGTCAAATCCATAAAGTGTTACTGCACACCAATCTTTGTGTCCATCTTCTGGTCTATGTTCCACTAATCGGTCTTTGATCAATTCGTATTCTGTAAGCAGTTGTTTGACGGGCACATCGAACCCCATCTCAACATACTCAACATTACTGGATCTGTTAAATTCTTGCGTAATCATGATGATCCTTATGGTTCCCTTCAAACGGTGCAACCAAATTAATTAATAAATTGTTTGCAGGACCTTTGGCATCATGTCCGTAAAAGTTCAGTATACCAAAACCCACATATGAAAGAATAAACAACATTAGGTTAATTATAACTGCATTTACGCCAAAAAGCAATGGTGTGATTATCCAGTGAGCGGCAAAAATAAATTTACCGTATCTATGGAAGAACATTACCCTTGGATTTTTAATTAAATCATGTATATATTTTCTCGGTATTTGTTTAACTTTCCATAAACTGAATAGTACAACATACCAAGGATAATTTTTAGGACTGTGGGGATCCTTTTCTGTGTCAGCGTGTGCGTGATGTATCCTATGTACACCTGCCCATGTTAAGGCACTTCTGCCCCCACATAGAAGGCCTATGTATAAAAGAAGTATTTCATTAAATTTATTGGTTGTGTAGTTCTTATGAGCAAAGTACCTATGGTATCCGTAAGTGATTCCTATTGCCGCTAACACCCAATAAATCATATATCCGTATAATATTATCATATGAAATATTTATAGCCCTCCCAGTCGTGCGGTTTATTTGCATGGTGAGTAAAATGCACTAATTTTATGTCTGGATGAAATTCACCTCCAAGATACACATAATCGTTATTTGTAAGCCTTTGATATTTCATTGTAGTTTTAATTTGCCATTCTTTCATGTCTTGTCCATAAATTACTATTTCGTCACTACACCAACGTGTCACCCAGCTCGTAGGTATTAATTTTAACTTTAGTCTTTCCTTAACCGAGTCCTCAACAAAATATTGCTCGCCATTAATTGGGCCTTTAGTAACACCATTTTCAATGTAATGTCTTTGCCATTTCAAATGGTCTTTCATAAATTTTTCGTATATGTACTTGCAGTCAGTTGGGTAGTATTTGAAAAATCCGCCGTTAAGACTGTAACCTTCTCGTTCAGTGTCTCTCCACCATCCAGGTATTGAAAGAAACTCTCCACGTTTGATCGGATAGTCAAATATTTTTTTATAATCATTTACTAATAACATGTCAATGTCCATCACAACTACTGGTTCATCTATATCCATGTTCATGACCGCCATCTTATTCCATTGCATCAATATATCATCTTGTATTGGTTTGCGTATCCAGTGAAAATCATATTCGGGCAGTTTTGCCTCTAGGTAACTTTCGTATTCTGGACCATACCTGTCCCCTATCCTTACTGCGAATATTTTCATTGTATCTCCTGTTTAGCCGGTGCAGTGCCTTTTATATAAAAACTGGTAGTGTGTCTTTTCAACAGTTGTTTAAAATCTTCTAAAGCGTCCACTAATTCTTGTAAAGTATATCCTGCATGTGATACATGATAGCTGAATATATTACTTACATCAAAAAAAACGTGTTTGCCTTTTATTTTCTTGACGAGATCATTGTAATTTTTCGATCTCCCTTTGGCTCTCAATGTTTTAATAAGGTCCATCAACCAATAGGTAACTTTGTGTTTGTTGTGCATTTTATACTGTAAAAGTCTTAATGCGGTCCTGTCGCCATATTCTTTCTTAAACTTTTTTGGATCATAATCAGGATAGTGATTTTGTAGGAATCCATGGTTGTTAAAAACAATCGGATGTTTGGATACTTTACTATACTTTTTTATATCATCCATGCTCATGCTCATCCCAACTATATTTTGTTTTATATGAATATTTTCATTACAATAATCATAGAAAATTATTTCTCCCCAAAAATCTAATCTGTCAGCAAATATCTCACCACTGTACCCTGCGGTAGGAGTGAATATTAGATCAAATTTTTGTTCTGGGAGTTTACCTATCAACTCAGTATTCTCTGAATAGAAACGCGATTTCATTCTTTTCATTAGTATTTTGGTGTAGTTGTCCCTGGTGTCTATGTTAATACTATCTATCCACCCGTCGGGTAATCCTTTTATGTTCAACCATAATTTCCGCTGATGTGCTTTCTTCTTTCTTAAGTGTAGATATGACCATGCTTTTGCTTTACGTTCTACAGGAGTGAAATTTTTTATTTCAGGCCTGTTATGTGGCTTCACCCAAGAGGGTGTGTAATCATCATGTATGTTTTCTTTTGACCTTTTGAACTTCTTCCATACTTCCCATATTGAGGGTTTGCCAAGTTCTCTCCATTTTTGTAAATTTAATTGCATGTGTTGGCCGTTGAGTTGTGTAAAATTTAATCTTGATAGTATGTGTCCTTTACAATACTCTCCTGTCTTTGCCCAATCATAGAATCTCGTTATCGGTGAAACCTGTGCAGTCATGTCGAATATCATACCGGACATACATATCATTGCATGTGAATGCTCATCACAAGATTCTAAAACACTCTGCAATTCGCTTTGATGACAAAGTTTTTGTACATGGCCGGTACCAGATCCTGTTATACCACCTGATGTTTGTAAAACTGTCATCTGCACTTGCTTTTCAACTATGCTGTTCCATCTTATCGAGTCCGGATACATCACAATAAACACAAGATGCTTCAATTTTTTTGTTGGTTTAATCGAATCTGTTTGTTCTAGCCAAAGTTTTTTAAATTGTTCAAAGTTTTCCATAACATTTTACCTCCATGTGACTATTTCATCATATTCTGGAACATTGCGATTTTTATAATACGGTAGTTCCGCATCTTTGTATCCTATGCCCAAAAGAAATGCGACGTTCTTGTACCCGTGCCTTAGAGGAGAAAGAATGTTAGTAAAATTCTCAATGTCATGATAGTAACATTTGCAAAAACTTGCGTGTAGGCCTTGTTCCGCGGCAAGAAGTGTTGTGCCATAACCGTGCATTGATGCAGATATCATCCATTGCTCGTTATCTTTGTAGTCAATCATAAGTCTTTTGTAATTTTTTGACATTTGTTTTTCTGTTGGAAAGCCAGGCACTTGATAATACACTAAAAGATAAGGTGCTGTGACCTGTTCGTTAAAAGAAAAACCCTGGTACTTGGCTCTCAGTTTCCTATTTTCTACCGTTGGATCATCACGTAGTGTCTCTCTGCCTTCTTTCCATTTTTTATAGATCTCTTTGAGTTTGTCAATGTTTCCGTAATCCTGTCCTCCTGGTGCAAAATTGCGTTTATCGTATCCGGTTACTGTTTGCATAGCCACAATTTCTTTTTCTTTATTGTGTTGTGGACCATAAACATCTATATTGTAGGCCCAAAGATTATTTTTTGTTGGGACCAATGAATGTGCATCTTTTAAAATCTTTTCTATTTTATCTCTGCCAGGGTCTTGCGTTTTGAAATGATGTATATTCTCCCTAAACTCCATTAGTTTTTGTAGTTGTGTCATTTTTTGACCCCCATTATCATAAATCTTGTGTACTTTTCTTTTTGAAGCTCAAATGGACGAATGTTTTCTAATCTACTTTCGTATTGTTTTGTAAATTGTTCAAGATTTTCAACACAATTTATATGTTGTTGAAGATCTTTGTAGTTGTTGCTTTGTAAAACAAATAAAGTTTTTTCTGGCGCCGTGTCTATAGATTTGTAAAGCAGTTTTTGATCTATGTGTTCGCAACTTGTATTAATCACTATGCTAAAATGCTTGTCGTTGAGATCTAGTTCCGTGACATCTTTTTCGATAAATGTAACTTCTGGGAAAAGTGTTTTTCCAATTTTTTTTGCGATTGGATCGAAATCAAATGAGTGAATATTATTGATTGGCTTTAGTATAAAATTTGTTGAGAGTAATTTTGCCATCAATCCATACCATCCTCCTAGGATAGCAATATCGATACTATCTTTAGTTTTATTTTTGAAATGGTACGGATACTGATTAAGACAATCTATCAACCATGTTTTGCAATCAAACTGATTTTGACTGAAGCAAGAGAAAGCGTCAAGCAATCTTCCTGGGAAATGCTTGGCAATTCTCTGTATGTCCTTGTATGCATTTATAGTCTTTTGATCATATGTCATTTGTACTTGCCATTATACAGCACTATCGCACTATCATCAATCTTTTGATACCAACTTGTTATCTTGTCAGTGCTAATTGGGTGATATTCCACTTTTTCGTTATAGATGTACCTATCTATACCAGCGTATAGTCTAAGATACATGTCTCTATGCTTTTGGAATTTCTCAAATATGTGTGCATGATTGCTCCAACGCATGACACTGCTGTTTACCAACGTGTTCTGTGTCATTCTAAATTCTAAAAGTGGTATATTTTTTGGTTTCCATGGGGTACTATCAATTACAGAAAATTTATCAAAGTCTTCACAAAGAAAATCTATGTTGCTGTTTATTTTGATGTCCTGATCAAAGAACAAACTTTCACCTGTGTTTTCTAGAAGAGCCAGTTTATGCCACACTCCTCTAAGGTAAGGATATTTCACCTGCACATCATAATCCTCAATGGGATTATCTGTGTAACAATAAAATTTATGAGGTATGGTTAGATGCTTTTCTATTGATTCTTTTAGACTTGTTGTAAAATCCCTTGGGTATTTCGTTCCCCAGTTTACACAATATACCGATAACATTTTATCTATTGCTAGTGATTATTTCCTTATAGGCCAACAACACATCTAATGGTGTCTTTGCTTGTCTGATCTTAGCCTTAACATCATTGTCGTTGTAATCTTTGACCTGATCTTTCTCAAATATTTTCAACTTGAGAGAAAATAATTGCTCCGCCTGTTTCTTTGGATCATAATTGATTATAAATTCCGTTACAGAATCAAAATTCTGCATAGGTTTATCTTCAAGTTTTTGTTTTACTTTTGCTTCTACAACTCTATTGAGCTGTTTGTACGCTTCTCTATTTCTCGCTACTGTTGAATCCGCTATTTTGGATGCTGGATATTCAGCAATCAAATCCTTAAAGTCTGGATGAGACATATCTACCGGAAGATAGTGGTTAATTGCTCTTTTGCCATCTTTGTAGATTACTTCAACCGTTGTGTTATCGGCATTAGAGTAATACGCCTCAAGTATCTTTCCTGTAAAAATTGCCATTGTAATGTCCTTTTCGTTATATTATATGGCACTGGGCACCATAAGTCAACACCTATGATTTCTCAATCTTGAAAGAATAAGTGGCTATTGTGGCTGGTGTTCCGTCTGGAAACTCCTGTGCTCTATAATCACCCGCACTTACGAATCTTGTTTGGTAATTACCGTCTCCTCCAGACAACCTAGTGTCTACCATTGCCGAACCTCTCAATGTTCCTAAACTACCATCTATGTTGTACTTGACTTCATAGCCTGCAGATGAATTTACTACATGATGTCTTATGTATTCCTGGAATAACGCACCAATTGCCGCTGTGGAATATTGTTTTAGATCGTTATTTGAATCTATCTGAAGTGGAGGATTGAATGTACCTAGCACACCATCAATGATGTGCAAGTAATAATTGTTTATTGTTGTTGGTTGATCAACGGTTTCACCAATACCGTCCGCTGTGTAGGCCGATGTATCTGCCCTAGTGTCAGTGAACACCGGTGTTGATGATACTAATGTCGCACCTGTAACACTGTCAGAGGTGGAAATAAAGTAAGTGCCGGCCTGATCCGATGTTGTTGTACCTCCGGATAGAAGATTTATCGCTGGTAGAATAAAGGTGTCCACGAAGTCAGTTTCGGTCATCGCCTGTATCTTTGTGCCGGTCCAAAATACAGGATAAGTTTTACCTGAGTCTGACGTTGTAATGTTGGATGTCTCGGCTGATTGTGTTATTCTCTGATATGAAACTGTTACAGTACTTGGTTCTGCTGTTGTGGCTTCATTTGGAAAGCTACCTGACGCCGTTGATGACGCACCTGCCTGTAATCTCGTGTCATCGATGGATGTAATATTACCGCCTGAACCTGAAACAGCCAATACCCTTGATGGATCTAATGAGTAGTAATATACTGCTAAACCATAGATATTATTGAGATCACTTGTCTTCATTTGCTGAAGTTGTGATCCATTGTATACTAGTGGTACTCTAACAGTCATTTGTAATCCTTGTTTGCGTACAATAATATACTACGCTGACAAAAATATCAACCATAAATCTACGCTCCTGCGCCGTTGATGGTCTTTAATACCGATCCTGTACTGCTTAAAATTTGTAGAGACGTTGGTGTTGCCATCATCGCGGCTGTAACTGTACCCGAGTCACCTGTTGTTATGACTGTTCCTGTTACGTTTGGTATGGTAATTGTTCTGTCTGCTGTTGGGTTTGCCACAGTCAGTGTTGTCTCGAAGCCGTCGTCTGCAGATCCTTCAAAGATCACTGTACCATTTTGTGTTAATTGTATTCCTGATGTTGTGACAGCACCTGTTATTGGACCTGTGAATGCTGTTGCATTTACAGTACCAGACACATCTAATTTTGTACTAGGAGTTATAGTGCCTATACCAATCCTGGATTCCGTGCCATCAATGGTCATAACAGTTGAAGTAGCACCACCGTCGTTTACTTTGAAGGTTATGTCCGTATTCTGAACTGTGTTTGCTAAATTAATTCCTGTTCCGTCTACTGTGATTGACAAGTCATTGTCTGCACCGACTGTCATACCAGAATCGTTTACTATACCCAGTGTGCCTGTTGTTGTGTCATTGGCATCTGATCTTAGAAATGATGACGCTGATATTCCACCAAGTGCGTCTGCGTCCGTGGCAGTACCTTGAAACTTAATTCCACTAGGTGATGTAGTAAGTGTAATTCCTTTTTTGACTGTGGCAAATCCTGCAATGGTTGTCTGAGGAGTGAATTCTGTGTCTGAAATAATTGCTATAAGTGTTCCATCACTATACCATTTTGTAATTGGCTGGCTGGCAGTTGTTGAATCTGTTACTGACTCAAATATGAAACCATTTAGAGATCCTGTCGAAGCAGGTGGACCTACTAAAACACTCTGTGAACCATCATAATAATATAATTGTCCTGTGTCTGAATCTATCCAAAGATCACCCTGTTGTATCGCAGTCGGTTGTGTTGACTGATAAGGAACGTTACCACCGGCCGGGACAAACGCTGTTCCTGTGTATACCTTTAATCTGTTGCCAGTTGAATCATAATAAAGTTGTCCTTGAATAGGTTTTGTTGGAGCACTCGTTCCAGCGAAATTTTCTAAAAGGTGTAAAAAGTTTTCTGCTACTAGCTCTCCATAACCTGCGTAGCCCTTACCTATGAAACTTAAATCCGTTTGTGCGTTGACCACACCATCCTGCACAATGTACTGATTGGGAGAAGCCGAACTGTTACTCTTGTTTACTGTATATGCCATTTATTAGTATCCTGTGTTACCACCTGATGTTGTTCCACTTACTGTGTTAGAAGTTGACAGTGCAGTTGAACTAGTTTCTGTAAATGTTGTTAAACTTTGTATTCTCAATGTGTAGTCGATCTGTATAAGTCTATTCAGTGATTTCTGTACTGGATGGAATACAACGTGTGTCAATAATTTATTTGTCGCGCCGTTTTCTGAACCCTCATAGGATTTCAATCCCAACTCATCAAAAACAAAATCACCATTGAAATTTGTTGTATTGTCAAAAGATTCCTGTCCTGTTGGCTCACCGTAATCCAGTGTGCAAGTGCATACTATATCAGTGTACTTGTTTCCTGTGATGTGTCTCACTTCCATCTTGTTTCGTGATGTATCTTTGTTTGCAGTAGAGTTATCATCTATTACTTTGTAGTAAGTTTGATTGTAAAGCGTTGAATTAGTTCCTGTTGTGTTGGGAGTAAGATAAGTTATGATACCTGTTGGATCAACACTGGTCCCACCGTTTCCAAATGCCATCTCATGAATAAATCCGTTTGTTTTATTTCCCAGTGAACTTGCCATGGCCTGAGACATGTTTTCATAGTGAATAGCATTCCTTTTGTCTACAATTACTTCGCCCGTTTCGGGATCAAATATCTTGATATGTCCCTGCATCATCACCCCTGTGTGATCTTGTGGCGTTTGATTCTCTTCTTTTGATTCTTGTGGTTTATTGTCATGTGTCATCTAGTGTATTTATTCAGGTGAGTTTGTCGGTTCGTCCGCAATGAATTTAGACTGTGCAGTGATCGAGCCTTGTAAACCTTTACCATCAGCAGGATTACCATCTGCCGCTGTTGTCCATACCTGTCCTCTCTTGTGTAATATTTTAATCTGCATGGAAATAGGCGGTACACTGGTTAATGTGACTACATTGCTTCCGTCCACAGAATAGTTGATAGTTGATCCATCCTCGCTAGTGAGCAACAATCGTTGGCCACCAATGAATATGTCTAACTCAGTAGCAGAGGATGGGGTTTGTGATATTGTGAACGACGCAGTGCTTCCGTCACTTATAAAAGTGTTGGTGTACACGGTGTCCACATAAGGGATGGTTTGAGTACCAGACACATCTACCACTTCAGTGCCTGATCCATGCCCCTTAATTCCTGTACCAAGTGTGCCACGTTGTAGTTGTCCCAACGTGTTTCCTGTCTTGGTAAAATATTCAATTCTTTCTTTGTCTATAAACACCACTCCTGGTATTATAGTGCTGATAGTTGATCCATCTAATCCTATTATTGACTGAGGGTCAGCAAGTTTCGTTCCATCTGCCACAGTTATAGTAGTGGCGTCTGTGGCCAGTGTTAGTGTTAATTCAGTCGTGTGTGTCTTACTAATTCTCTTATAGAAAGTTCTGTTCATCATATCTTTAAAAATTCTGTACCCAACAGCGTTTGCTATTGTTGGCGACGCAAAGTATAAGATATCAAGCCTGTCTGATGACGTCATTGTTTTTCCAATCACTGTAATTGTGTTTCCTCCAGTAAGTGTAAAGTCATTATTTTGAATTAGACTTTCTCCATTTAGCCAGACGTACATGTAAGTTGAGTTTGTTGGTGTAAAGTAAGTTTTATATACTCCGTCTGGTCTTCCTTCTAAAACTTCTCTTCTTAAACTCATACCAACAGCATTGTTGAAAGTAGTTACTGCCATCTTGTCATTGACATTCAATGTGTATCCATCTGCCGCAATTTGAGTCAAGTTTAAGACCAATCTGTTACTAGCGTCAATACTGAAATGATGATCTACAAAAGTGGTTATACTAACCATCTGGTCTGATCTGGGCACACTCCCTGAAGTGAAATTTATGTTTTGACTTCCAGTGTCAACTGTGTAGTCTGTTGTTAATGTTTTCAGCCCTCCATTGACATGCACTTCCACTTGACTAGCAGAACTTATAGTTTTTGCAGGGTCCACTGTTGAATCATCTGATAGTCCCGTTGCAACACCATATGTGTATGTGCTTCCGTCACCTTTGTAATAAGTGGTATCTGGCGCTCTCAACATTTTTCCATCCACTTCGATAAGTGTCAAACCTGTCAGTGGTCTGATGGTTCCCGGTGGGTGTGTCAACACGTGTGTAGTAGAACCGTCAAAGGTTATCTCCTCGTTCCTCATTCTCATATGATTTCTGCCTGAGGCATTACTTGGACTCTTCATGAATCCTGCTATTTGAATAAATGCTCCACTTGCCGGTGCTGAATTGAAATCTATAATAAGAGTGTTACCCAAACTTGTTGTTGAACCGTCACCGAATTCTGGTGATGTTGAACTTGAATTGAAAGCGGTTGTAGGCACGCCGTTGACCGTCACATACAATTCTGCAAGTGTTGAATCTAAATTAAAATCTTCCCTTGATGAAGTAGTATACACCGTGGTTGACCCATCTCCAGTGAACTGATCTAATGCTTTGAACTGTCTACCCGATATGGCAAATGTTTTTGTTGCAATAACAGTACCACTGCCTGGTGCTGAACCAAAAGTTATTGTTTTTGCTCCCACATCCACTGTATAGTCTGTTGTTAATTTTTTAATTACACCATTTACAGAAACTGTAACTGAACCCACAGTTCCTGGATGTTCTGCAAGTGAGAACGTTGTTGTTGTCGCATCACCTGTGTAAATCTTTTCTGTAATAAAAGGTGCTCCTGAAGTAGGAGAAGTGTAAACTTTTATATCAACTGTGTCAAATATCTGACCAGGCACAGTCTCTTCTGGTGCATGACTTGTTGTGGAAGATATGAACTCATCACCATCCACGTTTATATCACTTGGTGCTGATCCAAGTGCAGAACCATAAAGTCCATCTTTCGTAAACAGTCCGCCTTTTACGATAGAGTCAAGTGTCCTGTCGTCTGTAGGTGTCAACACACCGTCATCATCTGCAGGTATAAATTCTATCAAAGCATTTTCGTTAGGCGAAGTGCTAAGAGTGAATGTTCTTGTGCTACCATCACCTGAGAATGTATCAGAAAGTTTTCTACGTGTGCTGTCATCTTCCGTGCTGTACACATGGAATACTTCCCCTACTTGCGGTGCAGTGTCAAATGTGTACGATTTTGTAGAACCATCTGCCAAGAAAGGTACTGTTCTTGATAGACCGTAATTGTCCCATGGATAGTCGTACCATGGTGAATTGTCCCACCCTTGACTTTGACTAAACAGCAATCCTGTGACCATAGTACCACCATAGTCAACACCTGACATAACCTGTGACAATTCATTGCCCGGCATGCCTGATGCTGGTGTATAGAAACCTAATATCCTGTCTGCGGCTGTAAGTCCTGACTCATCACCAAAATATTTGTAAACACTGTTTACATTGTCGTCAAAATCTGTTGTCGAAGTAAATTCATTTGTAACTTTATAAAGTTGATTTTTATATCTTAACAATGCGCCGTACTTGTATATTGTGCTGGCCGTCCAGTTAACCACTTTAGATGTGCTTGATATCCTATCAAATTTTATGGTTGTAAGGAAATCTCTCACAAGATCGTTGTCTAGATTGACATATGCTTTGGCAACATCTGTTGGCGTTGAACCGTCTGCAAGTCCCCCTGTAATTGAGATAGTAGGTGTTGTGGAATATCCAAAGCCTACTCCTGTTACTGTAATAGATGTGACTGCTCCACTTTGTATTGTTGCAGTAGCAGTAGCCGATGTACTGTCATCACCGGTGATGGTAACTGTCGGTACCCTTACATATCCAGATCCACCATGTGTTACTGTTATTGATTTGACATGTTTTCTATGATAGTCGTACCATAATTGCCATGGATATTGTTTAAGTTTATCAATGTCGTACTGCGGATTTAATCTTCTTATCTTGGACACAGAAGCATCGTAGAAAGGCGGATTGTCAAAATCTGTGATCACACTGTCGTGTTGTTCTGGAGCGTTGTAGCCCAGTTTGTACTCACGTAGTTTTGTATGAAAAGGTTTCACTTCGTTAATGTAACTTTCAATCCAGCTATCAGTGCCTGTTGTATAAGTCTTTCTTTGGTCAAATTGTCTAACTTTGTTTACGGCGTTTATAAAACTTGTTTTAAACATCCAGTCAACATAAATTTGTTCCGCTAGTACTTTCCTTAAACCTGTAAAGAATAGAGTGTTGTATTCAACTTTTAGGTCTCCTATGAATAAGTCATCACGCAGTGCCGTTAATATATTTCTTGTTTCTGTAACTGGCTCTTGGTCAAAAGTATTATCGTCAAAGTTATCACCTGAAGCAAAACCAGTAGCGTCCTGAGAATAATCATATAATTTTGTGCTTAATCTTACTGTGCCATTTTCCGTTCCAACATTTGTCCATCCTGTTGCAGTTTTCATGAACAGTTTCCAACCACCGGTGTCTGCATTGGTAACTTTTACGTGTTTTCCTAATGCAAGATCTAATGTGTCAAGTTCGTACTCGAAGGTTACTTGTTTATCAATAGGTGTGTTTTCGTCGTGTAACATTTCATGGATGGCAGGATCAGTGCCGTACCAGTCAGTGTAACTCCAGTAATTGGAAGTGTTATAAGTTTGAATTCTTGTCCTATTCCATAATGTGCCATCCCATTGGTATATTGCCCAATAGTTGTTTGCTGTTTCATCTGCTTTGACCAAATAGTTTAGTGTTCCTGATATATCTGCAGTGTTTATGTAAGTTAACTCTGCGTATGTGTCTACCTGTCCGTCCCACAATCCACTTACAGTGTTTGGTTCTGGTTCCTTGGAATCTAAATTACCTAATCGTATCTGACCAACTAGTTGATTCTTTTTAAGAATAGTGTTGGCGTAGTCTACTAACTCTTTAAGTGCAGAATATCTGTCAACATACCAACTCTGTCGAGGTCTTATACTATTTCCATATTTTTCATTTAAAGGCAAATCTATGTCCGGAACAGAATCACCGGTTATGTTTTTGCCCACTAGTGAATCCCACCAACGTGATTCTATCTGATGTCCTGGTCTGTAATCCGGGTCACTTTCACGTGCTAATTTCCACACCGTGTGTGAATCTCCATCAAAATTATTAGTTCTTATGTCTATGTTGAGCACGATAGCACTATTGATCAAATCGTTTACTCCATTTAGTATCAGTTTATCTGTGTCAGTAATAGAATAATATTTGAGACCAGATTTGCTTGGGTTTGCAATAATACTTGAAACAAATGCCGTTGTGTTTTTTCTTTGTACAACTGTATTGGTCGGGATAGATGCTCTATTTTTTACCCAGAAGAAATAATAATTTACAAAAGTGTCTAATACAGAACTATACCTTTGTATTTGTGTGTAATTATCAGAAGCCTCACCTGTGACTTGAGCCGACACACCTTCTTGTGTGCCTGAAAAGTTATTCCATTCCGTTGGCGTGAATCTTGATTCCGTCCATTCATATATGTTGATGTTGGAACCTGGGAAAGTTTTACCCCAGTTGTTTACTTTGTATTCTTGGCTATCTTGTTCGTACCATAACCATTTCACAGCTGAAAGGTCCCACCATGTTTCACCTATATGATTTTCTGCCCAAGGTGTCGCGGTGTTGGCTTTATCTCCTGTATTGTATACAGCTGGATCCCATGGAGATTTAATGTTTATTTCTCTGTCAGCGATTCCTAGTATTCTTCCTTTAACCGGATCGTATAGATCATAGTAATCCCTGATTTGTTTCGAGCCGTTGTTGAAATCAAATACTTGTCCTAATTTACTAATATCTACAAATGCTTTTTCTGTTGCAATATTTTTCCATGCATACACATCTTCTTCTGTCAAGTCTAAACAATACACAGATCCATCATTACTTAAACCTGAATTGCCCTCATCCTTAGGTGCACCTACAAATACGTTGTTGTCAATCATGCATACTCCCCTGCCGTAATCGTCGTGTGGTGAAACAGTAGGCGACACTAATCTATCATCTATGACATATTTCGTGTTGTACAATGTGGCAGTGTACACGGCACCCGAACTTGCATTGGTATCTACAATAGTAGTGTCCTGTAAGTCGAATGTTGTTTCCCCAGATTCAAATTTCATTTCTCTAGGATTTGCGGCTTTTTCCGCACCTATAATTAATCTTGTTGCAGACTGATTGACCGACAATGACGACCCAAACTTGGCTCCGGAAAGCGTATCAGGTTCACTGATTGTTTGATCTAGTGTGTATGTATTTGTAGAACCATCTCTGTTCCATTTGTAGACATAAACAACACCCGTGTCAGGAGTATCTGTTCCGTCAACTCCCGGAGCACCTACGAACAATTTAGTTCCATCTTTGCTCATTGTGATAGACTCTCCAAATGACGTGTTCAAAGTTGAACCATCACCGGAAGTACCTGTGAGTGTTTGTGCTAATGTAAATGAGTTCTGTGTGCTGTCATCGTTGCTTTGCCCTACCCTTACAAAAATTTCTACTTTTCCTGCCTGACCCGGGGCCAATGAACTTACTGCAAGAATATCACCATTGTCATTGGCGTCTAGTCTGTGTCCAAATCTGTGACCTTGTCCTGCAGAAGGAGCCTCTAGTGTGTAGTCAAGTGTCCAAGTGTCGTAAGTACTTCCGTCAGCACCTATTCCCCATGTGTACATGTATACTCTTCCGTTGTCGTTTGCGTGTCCAGGAGCAGACACAAAAAGATATTTGGTTGCTGTGTCTCTGACTGAAAGCAAACCCGGTTCACTTATCTTGTGTGCCCAACCAAAATTTAGATTTTCATTAGATGACGATCCATCAGTTGGCGGGTTGACTGTTCCTAGTGCACCATATTTGAATGTCGAAGAATCCCAAACAAAAGTTTTGATCAATCCAGCATCAAGTTGTCTTGTGCTTCCGTCAAGTCCTAACGTGTTTGTATACGGAGCACCTGCAACCACCAAGTTTTCATCCGTACTCATTGACAGAGACTCACCTAATCTACTTGTATTATCGTTGTTGTCAGTCATTGTCACAGTCGATTGCACAGAATATTGTGTACCTGCGGAATGATTTGATCTGAATAAGAAATGTAATTCCCCTTGACCTTTTCCTGGTGCTGATATTACAGCGGATCTTCCGTCGTTCCTTGCAACTATTTTGTATCCAAAGTCTTGGTCAGATAAACTTGCGTTTGGTGAAAACGTTCTAAATTCTGTGTATGGATCTTGCTTCTCATATACTCGCCATAATCCTGTAGTGTCGGCGTCTGTAAAAATTTTATCTCCAGGTACACTTAATGAGTCATTTTTATCTAGATAGACATGATAGTCTAGTCTGTCATTTACATTGTCCATGGATGCAACACGCACAGATACAAACTTGTATACGTTGCCATAACTGTCTGCAGTCGAACCGTCAAGTAGGGTTGGTATAAAGTTTACATTGTCCTCGTAGTCGACTATAACTGTTTTATGGTTGGGTGTGCTTGTTACCTGGAACACCCTGTTAAGTGTTGTAGCCTCGCTGTTTGAAATCGCAAAGTAGTCGGCAGGAGTAGTGTTGTTTCCGGCAGAAAGTCCATGTGACCCTGTGAACTCTATTAGTAATTTTGTTGCATTTTCAGAAGTTGATAACGTTGCAATTTTTATTCCAGCACTTGTTAGTCTGTAAACGTCCCAATCCTTGTCTTGTTTATTAGCTATCCATACAAGATCATTTTTATCTATAGAATTAATATCTAGATTTAGAAGATCATCTATATCGAAACCGGTGTGTTGCACCTGTCCCAACTGAGGATATCCAGCAGTCTTAAAGACCTGTGTGTTATCTCTGTCTACACCTTCTTTGGTATAATCTAACAATGCAAATGTTGTACTAGCTGTGTATTCCACAGGTTTTCTATAAAAGTCTTCTTTGTTGACTGCCAGTGACCTCGAATATGTTTTAGTGTCTGTTGCGTTGTCTAGAAGTTCGATACTTTGTGGATCGGCATTTACTTCGCTATCACTTAAAGTGATTTGAATATTTTCTCGTGCATCTGTGTTTCCAAAAGTACCAGTCCGGATCATCCATTCTGGATATAAATCTAATGTGATGTCCGAATTTTCGTATTTTGCTTTAAGGATTTTATCTATTGCATTCTGTGTCCCTTTTTCTCTAATGTATCCTTGATAAAATTTGTATTGCGAAACATCGTTGACAAAAAGATTTTCTAGATAATCTCTAGATTGGTATCCAATTAATTTTTGTGCTAGTTTCTGTTGTGACTCATCAAAATTACTTGATTCTAAATTATAAAAATCATTGAACTGTGATATCTTGTAATCAAAGTTTGGAATTAATTGTGGTGCCGGTTTATCTCTTTTCAGTGTCCAGTACGTGTTTTCGAACTTGTCCATAGAATTATGATTGGATTTAGCAACATAAAATTTGCCTTGATATTCGATTGAATCACCTATTCTGTAATCACTGTTTGCTGTCCAGTAAGTAACCTGTGCGGCATCAAACACAAAGCCGGGTGCGTAGTAATCGCCATTCCACCCTGCTGTTTTCCATCCTACAAGTTTTAACCTTGCCTGCCTAAAGCCTGTGAACGGTTCATAAATTATATCTGAAAACACAGTTGAATTATCAAAAATTAACATATGTTCTTTTTGAACCGTGTTCAATGATATGTTAAACAATCCAACATCTTGAGATTTGATGTCAAGATCAAAAGTTTTTCCTGTACGTTTTGTGCTTACTTCTCTGATATCTATCTTTCTTCCGCCTGCATCTAATAAAGAATAATCACCTGCTAGGTTTCTTAATTTGCCAACCACACTGTTGTTTGTGTCTAATTCAAACCCATCTGCCGCCGGTGAGACTGTTATAGCCGAACCAGGTGCCCATTTTTGTGTGGTCCAGAACAAGAATTCTCTTACAGCGTTGGACCAATTAAGAGTCTCTCTAATTTCATTAGAATATTTGTTAAATTTAAATCCTAGTGATTCTAAGTAGTTTCCATAACCAAATAAGAAATCAGCAACATCCTGTATTGTAGTGAACACATATCCATAAGGTATTGTCTGCACTGTTTCTTGGAAATTAGAGTGCTGTTCTACAGAAACAGATCCTGCGACTGATATTTTTTTTGAATTACTTGACTTGGCTGGATATGTGAAACGGAAGAACGGTTTTGATGTAGAATAACCTAATACCTTGTATCCACCAACATCAGTGACTGTTGATCCGTCTGTTGATGTCGTTGTGTCTGTATTCTTTTCAATGAGCACTCCTGAATATTCAAAACTTTCAACCGGATTAGAAGTTCTAAACAATATTTTGTAGTTTTCGTCTGGAATAAATTTAGATCCTGATGTAGATCCTGGTGAAACAGAATCTGTCAATACCTTTATATTACCTTTGTCTGTGAATCCTCCTAACTTGTATGCAAGTTGCACATTGAGATTTTTCATCTTATCATAGTAAAAAGTTATAGGGTCGAGGTTGTTTGCTATGAGGCTATTGATGATGAAAACTTGATAACCTGCTGTGATGTATCTCGTTGTCACTCCTGTGTTGTTATCTATAGAAGTTTCGAGATGGTACTTTGAAGTTTTAAATCTTAGTCTAATTCCTGTATCACTGTAAATTTGATTTCCTGCTGTGTTTGTAGTCAATCGAGATAGGTCAAAGAAAGTAGAGAAGAATTTTGCAGGTTTTGTTGTTGCTAAAGTTTTCATCACAGTAAATGGGTACGAACTTGATCTTCTCCATGACGTTTCTGCTGGACCATGATCACCAAATTTCCAGTGCAATGTTCTACCGGGCACGTTAAAGTCTTGTATCAATCCTGCCGCTATTGGATCTAATAAATTTCCTGAGGCATCAACAGGAATATAATTTGCTATGTTTGGTTTTCCATATCTTCCTGGTTCCGATGCTATTGCATTCCATAGTACACTGTTTCCTGCTGTGTAGGGTGCCGCACCATATGTGGTATCCCAGTCTGATGGTTTTTCTGAATGTCCTAATATTTCCCATGGTCTTAGATGTGGACTATCGGTGTCATAGAAATATTGGTATATACCTCTCCAATATCCTGGAAGTGTTGTGCCAGTAATTCTATCAGTTGATTTGCAATAATTGTATGTGAAAGGAGAACCTTCAACAAAGGTCGTGTTATTAATGTATTGTACATTGTTTCTTCCTGCCCATGAATAAAAATCTCCGCCCATCACGTCATTAATTTCAGATAGTGAATACTCTGTTGTTGAAAAAGCACCGGGCCTTACATCTGATAAATCTAGCAACGTTGAATCGTATGCTGTCTTACAGTTGTTATAAATTCTTTTTTCTAATTCAAGTATCAAGGCATCACGTTCATCACCATAAGACTTTATAATTGATCCATCATGTTTCCTTAAAACTGTTTGACTTGTTATGTAAGTGTTATCAGTAAATGTTTCAGGCTTAAATTTTGGATACATTCCTAATTTTGTTGGTGATGGTGGCATGTAACTACCAGTGGTATCGCTATAATCTTTTATTTTAATAATGTCACCTGCTGTGAGAGTTGCACTAATTGTTACACTGTCGTCTGCTGTACTGAATGTGTATTCAGAATCATGAACTAATTGCACATCGTTTTTGTAAACATAAACCGCTCTGTTGCCTAAAGTTGTAAGATTGTGCTGTGAATCCAAAGCATATTCTGTCTGTGATGCACCTTGCACTGTGTAGGTCCTTAAAGATACGTTTTCTCCCCAACCCACCATGTCTTCATAATAGAATGGAAAAGAACTGTTCCTACCCTGGTTTATTCCAATTATTATTTCGTCAACCCTATCGGCGGCGTTTCCTTCATATGCTGTACCAGTAGCATACGTTAAGAAAGCGTTATACCATTTCTCGTACTCTTGGTTAACATAGTCTATGGCTCTGATGGCGTTTGCATCTTGATCCACAAGGTTGAATATTGCAGGAGCAAGAGGTGCCTCATGCTGATGTATTGTTCCGCCTTTGAGCTTGGCATCTGGTTTGTCTCGTAAATTTGTTACGCCAGGTATTGCCCCTGTTAATTCTGAATCTTTATCAAGTATATCTGTTGAGTGCTTTAGTATTTGTCCATAGGTGAAAGTTCCGACTGTTTCGTTTAGACTGTTTGTAGAAAGGTTTTCAGGTATTTCATAAATGCCTTTGTCTGCCAATTTATCCGCGGTACTGTATCCGGCAAGTCTTACTTGGTCGTTGACTTTCAATTCGTTTACAAATCTAACGTATTTGTTTGCTGTTCCGTCTACCAAAGTGTAGTCTGTTGTCAGCGTTTTTCTTATGCCGTTTACTGAAGCTGATACTTCAAGGTCCGATGATGATGATGAGTTGGCATAAAAATCAATCGGGAATAATCTTTTTTCTGTGTCGTCGACTATGAAGGTTCTAATAACACGCTGTTTGCTTTCGTTTGTACGTTTAACCCAAGCACTCTTACTGTTGTGAGAAGTACTGCTTGTAGTGTAGTGAAGGTGTCCCTCGGCAAGATTTTTAGTGGTTGTTACCCCGTCATCTTGATATGTGAATGTGCCTGACGTATGATCAGACTCGAACACCATGTCTCCCACATTGTTGATAGTGTTGTATTTTACTTTAATTCCTAATACCGTGTCTGTTGTTGCATTGTCAGAGGTAGCGTAAGCAAAAACTTTGGCTCCCACAAAAGAGGAGTTTGGATATGCTGTCGCGTCATCAAACAATGTGTGATTGTTGTCATACATGTTGAACAACGGTTGTTGATTCAATTTAGTCTTCTGCTGTGTTGTTTGCCATCTTGTTGTAGAGCTGTTGTAGTAGTATGATTTTCCTTTGTTACTTGTTCCTTGTTTTACAAAAACAGTTTCTTTGTCTCCCGCTGTACCATTTAATGCTTCTGAAAGCGTAAGTGATAATACAGAGGAATCGCCGGCATCTACAAAGTTGACCACATAAATTTTGTTTCTCACCAGTGGGTCGGTGTCTGCTGAGAATATTACCCTCATTCCATCTGTGATCGGCACACCATCAACAATGTATCCAAATGTCCCTGACACATTACTAAATGCGTCCGTCTGTGTTGTATCGTATAAATCTACAGGAGTCTTTGCTGTTGTACCTGAATTGTAAAGTGCTAGGCCTGAATCAAATTCAATAATGGGTCTTTTTGCCCTATCTGTCTCATCTAAAACTGTGGCGGTGCCGTTTACTGCTGAACTTTTTTCTATGACCGATCTATGAAACCACCTGTTGTATCTCGACCATGCGTTTTGATCTAGTGAACTTCTTTTAATTGTTATGTAATCCTTGTCTACCGGTACACCAGAGTCTGAATAGCTCTCGGGTGTTGCTAGTGTTGATACATCCGTAATCCTTATCGCCTCGCCAACACCTTCGATGTAGTATTCCTTATTTTGATAAGCTGACGAAACTCTTGTATTAGAAAATTTAATCTTCATGCCATTAGATAAATCAAGTGTTCTAAGTTTGTAGTTTTTTACTCCCACTATGTCATCTTCAACATTTATTTGTGTGCCTGCATCAACTGTCTGCACGTGGAGTACACCATACATGGCATCATGATTGCCACACTGGTAGTATAAAGTGTTAGGTGCGTTTGTTGGCACGACAAAAGTAACAGTGCCTTCGTCTGCTCCATTGTTGGTTACACCAGAAGTATAAAGTGTTGAACTTGATCCGTCTGATGACAGCATTGTTGAGTATGGTTCGGTCATTATGTAGAATGGATTTCCTTTGGCGTCTACATTAAATTTGTAAGTGTTACCCCTATAGAGTGTTATCTCAGGATTGCTTTCGCCTTCCAGGTGTGGAAACTGATAAGCACCGGTCACTGCCTGCACCTTGTATTCTGCTTCTGCACCTGTGCCAGGACTGTCTATCTCTATTGCATCTGGTCCATTGGACACCCAGAAGTATTCCCTATAATTTACTAATTTGTCTAGGTCAATTGCAGGATTCCAACTATATACGTGTTCCTTGTTAAGTCTGTCGTGATTATTGACCTTACCGCCTAAGTATTTCAATTGGTTTATGTAATCGTCGTATGTTCCTGTGAACTTGACTTGATCCTCTGGATTTACACTTGTTGTGTCTCTGTCCGTGTAGGTGATTGTGGGCTCGAGTTGGTAAGCCATCCTATCTCTACTCGTTGTTGAAATATATCTGTCCGTAGATTTCCTAGTATAAGCATCCTGCCTACCAACAAATCCGTCTAGTCTCTCCAGTGCTCCTTTCTGGACCAATGGATCCAATGTGCTTGACAAGAATCTTTGATTAGCGGCAGTCCTGTAAAATGCAGGCAGATGTTGTACAGTACGTCTGTACTCGTTTGTGCCTTGTTTTATAACTTCGTTGTTGGTTAAAGAATTTGTAGGAGTGTCAGCCATTAGTATCCTGCCCCACTACTGCCGGTACTTGAACTTGATCCCGAACCTGTTGTAGTAGAGCCTGACACTGCTGATCCTGATGAGGTGTTTGACGTGGCAGTTGATGTAGATGTGACCACAGTACCGGAAGCCTCTAATTGGTTGGCTCCTAGTGCTGTTATAATCGACACATCATCAACGGTGGCCCCACTGATGAAAATTTCGTCTGCCGCTGAGTTGATCTGAAACAGAGACCCAAACCCCTGTCCGGACTCATTTGGCACAATTACTACCGTCAAAAGATCCGGTGCAAGTTGGTTGTGTACATAAGCGGCTAATTCTGTGAAATAAAAAGAATCCCCAAAATCCCAGTTGTCTAACGCAAAGAATTCATTTATAGCGGCAATAACTCTTGTTTTGATCACTGCATCTGTGACATTAGTTTTTAAATTTTTTACAACTTTGAAAGTTGCTTGTAACTGTTCTTCTGCATCACTGCCAAATAGAATTTTATATTTTACCGGATGGTATATTACTTGATCTGATAGAGATTTTAAAGGATTCAATGCACCCGAATAATTGATTCTCAATTGATCAGATGTTGATGTTATTGGCTTTGTGCCGCCATCTTGTAACCATATTCTAAATAAATTGTCGTAAGTTCTTTCTAGCAAATAGGTATCTATAATATTTGACACACTTGGATCTATCCTTGTTTCCTGTCCTGCATGATGTTTATATTGGAAATCTATTGAACTTCTGCCTCGTCTGGCGTAATAGTCTGTAGTCGTTGACAATGTGTTTGTGCTTAACACATACTTCTTGACAACATCTTCCGCACCATCATAAAAATAAAATAGTTGTCCGTCAGTGTATGTTGCAGTGTTTAAATTAATATCTGTCTCTTTTTCCGTAACAACAAAGTTTGATGCCGCATATGGTCTGTATCTCTCAATGCTATCATAAGAAATATATTTTTCAAAGAAAACAAATTTAGTTGACACCGATGTGTCTGGTTCAATAAAAATATCATATATTTCAGGATTGTCTACAACACCGTCGTCGTCATTATCAAAGAATCCAACTTTTACTTTCCTGTTATCTTGGAACCCGTCGTCTTCTGTTACTGTATCAGTAATCTGCCATATTAACGGATAGCCTATGCTGGATCCAGTTGACACAATGCTGTTTGTTTTTAAAATTTTTATTGTGTCTTTGACCGTTTTTCCTGTTTTGTAATCATAAATTTTTTCTTCAATATCGTAATGAAATTTATTCTGCCCTTCAGACTCGAAAATGTAGTCCATTTTTCTGTATGTCACTGTGTAGGTGTTTCCGTCATTTGTAAATTTGAACCACCAACTTGAGTCAAGAGCGGTGCCTGCTGTGGAACCCGTGTTATTTAGATTAAACACTGAACTTGAACTTAGGTTTGTTGATGTAATGACCTTCCATTCTTCTGAATCCACATCGTACCTTAAACCAAACTCTTCATATGCTTCTATACGGTCTCGTATGTTGGCTTCCAGTGTTGCTGAGAATGACGTTGTAAAATTTGGAATCACTGTACTCAAAACAGAACCATTAGGTATTATGTTTGCCAAAGTAATTGGTCCAGCACCAGATGATAAGTTTCCTTGACCGCCATTTGAGCCATCTCCTTCGACAGCAGAAATTTTAGCCCATTTCCGATCTTCAGCTAATTCGGTACCTGAAGTTACAAGACTTCCATTTAAAAATTCTCTTGTGTCGGGTGACGTAAATTTAATAAGTGAACCAGCCTTTGCGTATTGTAAATTTGATGTTGCTGTATCTCCCGTTGCAAGTGCACCGCCTGAAGTGAAATATCCTGTGTTGGTGTTTGTCGTTGTCGTAGATGAATTCCATGTTGCCGTGAGTGAGCTTAAACTTTTTGCGGAGTATTTGTCATAATAAAAATGACGCGAGTATGCTGTCTTTAATTTTGCTTCAACTGATGAATCTATCACAGTCTGCACATCACTGCTGTTGTTAAACGTGAAAGTGAATGTTGGTGCAGTTTCTTCTCTGTATAACATTCCGTCCTCGGCAAAAACACTTATATTTGAATATGCGCCAGTTGGATCTAAAATCTCTTTTGCTCTGCTTATCCCTGATGCAGATCTGTTTACTGATCTAACTTTTACGATCTCTTGTGATGCACTCAAAGGAACTATCTGATAGTCTTCAGCAGTGATCATTCTGTTCTGTGAATAATAAACCTGTGCGGCCTTTTCCTTTATCGATGCGTTTGACTCTGTTTCTGCTGAATTGTAGATCGATGCCTTTAAACTCATTGTCACTGACAATGTCTGTGAAGAACCGTTTAAGTCTTGATACGTTGCATCTATCTGTACATTTTGCATGTCAGCGGGTTGAAGTGAATACTTGGCATTGTCGCTTACTCTGTAGTAAGCTCTAAAAGATCCAAGTGGCAAATTAGAAAAATTACCATCACCAAACACTAGATCTATTGCATCTTCGTTTTTTGTTATTACGTTGTAAATGTTTCTTTCATCTTTTGACAATGAATTATAAATCGCATTATTGCCAGACAGTGCAGATACCTTTTCCCATTTTTCTATTATCTGTCCAAATTGGTCTAACTTGTACAACCAAACATCGGAATCGTTAACGTTTATTGTTGCTAAACTTTTAACATAATTTGTAATTGCATTGTCCACTGTGAATATAGTGTCTTGCAAAGTTCCTTGTTTGAATAGGAAGAAATATCCTGTGTTGTTCGAAGCGTCGCCTGAACCGTCATTACGGTATGTGTAAGTCAACCCTGTGCCTTCTACTGGATCTGATTCGTAAATTGAATCACTGTCGTTTATTGTAGACGGTACTATTTCAAAAGCTCTGCTTACACCACCTACTGATTTCTGAAAACCAAAAATAGGCAATCCGTTTTGATTAGATGCCAATGTGTAAACTTCTGTATCTACCCCACCTATTGTTCCTTTTTCTCTGGGCTTTCCAAATAATTGGCCTTGCTGATTTGCGGCATTTAATATCGCAGTAAATTGTTCTCTGTAATTAGAATTTGCTGAGTCGTTCCACACTATTGTGCTGTTTGCTAAATTTGTTCCTGATGAATCTGTAACGTCTTGTGTTGTAGAGATTGAATTTATTTTTAACAATCCTGTTGCAGGCTTGTTTCTTTTTGCATTGTAGTTAATAAGCCTTGCTAACCTTAAGATCGAATTTCTTCTCTCTGCTGTCTCAAGAAAATTTTCTCTTGCATTCAAGTCAACTCTGAAAGAAAGTGCCTGTGCTATGTAGGCAATAAGATCTATCAGTGCAACGTACTCCGAACTTTCTACGAAGTCATTGAAATCATCTGGATAGTTCTCACGCAGATACGCCACCATTGTTCTACGTAATGTTTCGAAGTCGTAACTTTTAAAATCTGCCTGTTGGAATGACTGGTAGATCTTTCTCCAATCTTCCGCAACTAATAATCTGTTTTGTCTATCTGTAGTGGCCATACTGTTTGTATGGATATTTATGTATTAAATTAACTGCGTATATTAAGATAGGCGTAGTAACGAATTTTCATCGAAATCAAACCGTAGTTTCTCGGTAATATCCAAAGGTACGTATGTTATAGTAGCCTGTATGGCTATTCCTTTATCTGCTTCTGTGACCCTTATGTCCTGTGTTGCTATACGAGGATCTGCATTGAGATTTGCTGTCACATCCTCTAATATGGCATCCTTTAATTGTTCAGTAAAAGGTTCAAAGATTGCATCATATATGATAGTGCCAAATTCTGGATTCTCAACTCTCTCGCCCTTACGCACACTCAATCTGTTTATAAGGTCCTGTTTGGCACACTCAAAATCATATAGCTTAAAATTTTTTTGCTCTGCCTTTGAGCTGAAACCTTTGAAGGTCACTGATTTGTTTGCCAAATTACTTCCTGATCCGCCGCCGCCGTATGCCATTAATGTAATCTCCTAAATTCTACGTCTACCTTGCTGTAATCCACAGCGTAGTAACCAGTGTCTGTCATGTGCCTCGCCCATGGAACTTCCTGTGCCATGACGCCTAGGTACCTACCAGGCAACTGCTTGTATTTAAACGAATATGTGTTGATGCCTGCAGGCGATTTTCCAACAAATCTTATGTCTTCTTTCAATCTAGAATCACTGAAGAATCCTCCTCCGGAAAAGAAGTTGCTCACCGCACCACCTATGTTACCTATTACAGTAGGTAAGTTGGCTCCCACATTCTGGAAGAAACTTTGTCCACTTATAGCGGCCTCCCTGGCGTTGAACAGTCCCGCCTTGCTGGCCAGGCTCTTGACTTGATTTATTCCAACTATCTTTCCTCCGATGACGTTTGAATAAGTCTGTGATATACTTGCAAGGTTAGTTATAGACGGTTTGAAATTTTTTATTGATGATAAGTTGTTGACTAGCCCGTCTACAGAGTTCAGGCTTTTGTTCAGTAGATCTATATTGCCCGTAATCCCTGATGCGTTTTCTAAGCTGAATAGCTCTCCTGCACTATTAACAAAAACATTGTCCTTGAAAAGTTCTGTGCTTTTACTTGTGAAAGTGTCTACCACCTGCGATGTCAGACTACTGGTCAGATTTTTACTTGAGGTATTGAAGTCTATTCCTTTAATTTTTTCTGATATACTATCTTTAATATTGAACGGTAAATTTATCTTGTCGCTTATTCCGTACGTTGTGTTGTATTTTTTTCCAAAATCGGTCAACAGCTCTTTGGCCTTTGCAACATTCGTGGACTTGCCCATTTTCTGTTTTACATATTCTAGTGCGTCTGCTTGATACTGTGCATCACGTATTGCACTGTTTGTACTGAATCTATTCTGGTGGTTTAAGAATTCTGCTGTCCCTGGAGTGCTAACCAGTCTTCTCCATTGTTTTTTATCGTCACTATCTATAGGTATTATTCCATCGTTACCTATTACACTGGCTCTAAACATAGGTTCATGAGATACAAACCTGTGTACTGTTGTTTTTGTTTTTCTAGTAAACGGTTCCAAAGGTTTTCTGCCCTTGTCTGCAAGTTCTACGTCGCCTTCTTCTCTCAATTCCATACCTGCACGAGCTTTTGTTAACCAGTTTGGCCCCCAACTAGAACTTGCACCTGTTGAGTTGAAATGTACCTGTGCTCCTGCCAGGTGTATCTGTCCACCTGCTCCATGCAGTTGCGTACCATTAGTAAATGAAGTTATACCGTCCCTTGCAAACTCTCGTATGGATCCTGTCTGCGAACTGCTGAGTATTCCCTTGTCCCCTATGTTCAGTATAGTATCTGCCGAATGAATCATCTCGTTAGCAGAACTTATCCTCATCTGTCCATTGGCGTGCATGTTGATGTTTGAGTCACTGTGTAAGTTGAAGTCCCCTTCTGTTCTCATGTTGATTCCACCAATCCCTGAATAAAAATCTATCCTACCGTTGCTCTGCATTTCTATCCATGCGTTTCCTGATCCGTTTGCTATGTATATGGAACCATCTGTGTCATGCATTAGTATTTGGTGTCCAGAGGCGGTCCGTAATCTTGTAAGTTGATTGTTTCCTGATCTATCCCCGTCATCCATAACGAAGCTGTGACCTGGAACCCTATCAGACCTTACCGGCGTGCCTTCCAATCCGAAGTTTTTTGACTCCGAGTCGGGTCTGATCCTGCCCGGGGTGTTAATCCCAAATACTGCACTTGGTGATTCTCTACGAGCAGATGATGAAGTTGTTCCCCTAACAGGGTCTTTGATCAACCCTTGTTTTAAAAGTTGATCTGCCATGATGTCATTTACTGGATATTTCCATTTGTTAACATTGGCTAGAGTCTCACCGTCGGAATAGTCCAATTGATTCTTTTCGCCTGCTGGTAAAAAGTCTGTGCCGTATAAATCTTTTTTGGTTTCTGTGCTGTCGTACGCTACCTGTGCCACGCCAACGGCAGTATTGCTAGAAGCACCATAGCCAGGAACCTGCTGGTTCACAAGTGGTTTTTGCACACATCCTATCCAAAATGCTGTGTTGGCAGTACGGTCACCCTTGGCAAATATCACAAGCACCTCTGTGTCTATGTCAGGCGGCACTGCCCACATTCCATATGAGTGCTGTGTTGTCTTGTATGAGTAGGGATCTGTCTTTGATACTGCATCGATGGACTTGGCACCATAGAAAGGTGACAGATACTGACACCATATGATTTGGTTGGCCTTTGGTTCTGTTGTGTTTGTAAGTGCAGGAATGTTGACACCGAGCCTACCCATCCGTAAAGGGTCGGCCACATTTTTCACGGTTGCAACGTAGGGCCCTGTGTCCTTGGCATGATTGGCCTCACTGAAGCTCTTCTGGTTGTCGTGTGTGTCTGAGAATCCCTGTGTGTTTCGTACCATACTTTAATTTATCCTTACGCCATTATGTCGTTAATATCTCCGATTACATCTTCAAGTTTTTTGTCTTTTTGCTTCTGTAGTAGTTCTTTTATACTAGGCAACTTTCTGTGGTCTCTAATTGTTTCTATTATTTCCGCTGAGGATTTTTGAGCCGATGCTGTCAACGGTGTCGTACCTGCACCTTGCTGGTTATTGAATCTTGTGCAGAACAGGGTCTGTGTGAACTGTCCTTGGTCAAACTTGCTCTCTATCTTGTTGACCTGGTATATGCCATTGAAGAAAAGGTTCTCATCACGGAACTTGGCACCGCTGAACATTGTTCCCTCTTTCACATCTACCTCATCTGGAATCCTGTAAGCTAGATTTATTATGGGCTGGAAAGAGTCGGAATTGAAAGAATTGTACTTGTCACTGTAGGTCACACTAAAGGTCTTTTCCCTCTCTATTTTATCTTTGTGTATGGGCATGAAGGCGTCCTGACAGATGTAAGCCGGGTCTCCGAGTATGTCCATTTCTATACGAATCATGTCAGCTTCCGGATTTGTCAAGTAGTCATAAAATTCCTGCGACTTTGGACTGTCCTGTGTAACGTTAAGTACATTACGACCTTTGTTGGTGGAAGGGTATTGTCGCAATGGCTTCAGAGGTTCGGGATATTTTTCTCGGCCGAAAATTTCTTTGGTCGTTTCCGTCACCCAGTTAAAAAGTCCTTGTTCTGCTACTCCCTTGTCTTTGCCCCTCACATTCCTCATGTAGTACGCAGTTTTGTAGTTGATCCTTAAATTCTGGATGTCAAGATTAGCGCCTGTGTATATGTAGTTGTAGTCCTTGTGTACCTGGCTTCGCCAATCCACACCACTTACGCTAACACCGGGCCTTACAAGTTTCAGTACGTGTAGCTTGTAGGGTACAGCTCTGTATTCGATTTCCTTAGGATGCATTCTTGTTATCCTGTCAAATCTTTCGACGTCGGTCCTCACTGTGGTTTTTATTTTGAACCAATCAACATATTGATGTTCCATCACTATCGACTGCATCTCATCGCTGTTTACTAGCTTGGCCAGTGCTAGTTCGTCATCCAAAATTTTCTGAGGGACGCCAACCGAACTCAGATAGCTGACCCAGAAGTTTTCTGCCAGATCCTTGTAACCTGTCAGAGACCTAATAGCGTCCTCGAAAAATTTTGTCAGTGACGTAGTTTGTCCTGCCGTCCCTTCAATTGTTTTGACCTTGGGTGTTGGCTGTAAGTTCTCTACTTCGTCGAATACATCATATTCTTTTGTGTTGGCACTTATCGTGGCATTGGTTTCGTTGGAAGCGTATTTCTTGCCATACTCCAAAACCCTGCTGTCTATGGAAAACTTGTACTTGTCCTTCAATTCCCTTTTCTTTTCCTTAATTTCATTCTCCATCATTGTGACGTTGAGAACTTCCATCACATCTGCCGCCCATTGTGTTGGGGTGTTGACCGCAACCGGGACATCTGTTCTGGGAAACTTGTACCTGTCATCATATGCCAGTTCCGGGTAGGGCACAGCCAACAGTTGATATCTTGCTCCTGACTCATTGACATCGAAATCCACACGTGTGATTCCTATAGGCACCTTCCTTACAACTGGTTGATTTTTGACCGGGGCACCTTTCTCATCAAATCCCTTGAATTCTATTGTGAGTAGTAATGGAGCGTCCATGTAGTCCTGATATCCATTCAATCCTGTGGCCGCGTTAATTTTTTCTATGAGTGTTACACCATAGGCCTCTGATATTTCAAACTCCATCTTTGTAAAGTTCCCTAGTCCACGCTCCAAATTTGGACTGGTGGTCGATGTTATGTTTACATTATCAATTGACATGTCGTGGGCACGTTCCAACACAGATATGCCCAATGCATATTTTTGCTGTTTGTATGCTCTCTCGGCAACAGCACCATCCCCAGTTTCTGCCGCGGCGAAACTTCTCACTTTGGCGTCACCGCCTATGCCGCCGGTCTTTGCTATGATGTCATGCACAGGATTTATGAGGAAATCATGTGAGCTAAATTCTTCTTCTGTAAGGCCACTCAGTGTGAATATTGTGTTGTAAGATGCAAACTGGTGTAGTATGTTTGGTTTGAGGAATGGTTTCTGTTGGCTTGCCAACTTCATTATCCTATCTTGATAAATCTTTGCCATTTTTATATACCTAGGTCGCTGGAGACATTACCTGGCTTTGGCAACTGAATAGTCACTCCCGGTTTAAAATCGTATATTGGGTCCTCTAACTGGTTTGGATTTCTTTGTGCGAACACCCACCATAATCTTGGAGAGCCATAAAGGTCATAAGCCAGTAGGTCTGGTCTGTACGCATAGGTCCTCTCTATGATGTATGTCTGATCGTCCTTTTCTGCTGTCAGTGGTCTTGGAACAAACACACCTAGGTTGATGTTGTTCTGCGGAGTTGCAAAATAAGGTGACGTCGTTGAATACTTGGCCATTAAATGAATCCTACCCCTTCTGTGCCTTTTCCGTTAGCTCTTCCGTTTACAAAGTCTTTCATTGAGAAATTCTTGATAGTCTCCCTGCCATATATAGGAGTTATTAGCACAGATATATTTGACAGTGTTGGTGCCCATGATTGATCCTCTCCCTCTGCGTTCATGAAGAACCCAGCGTCTGATCCTGCCAATTGTTTATAAGGTGTGTTGCTTTGTTTTGTTGATATGTAATCTATGCCCGGTCTTAGTTCAACGTTAAAAGAATTGATAACCACTGGCACTTTGTGGAACATGTTGTCACCGTAACCAAACAGGTGCATAATTGGTGGAGGATTTCCTTTAAGTCCATCACCTTCGTCTTTTCCAAAAAACATTTTTGTTGCCGTCCTTAAAAAATTAACAGTTGCTACCCAGTGTTTAGCGTCCTCGGAATTCTGCACGGGAAACTCGCCAATGATATTCATCTGATCCACTTGTGAATTCTGGTATGCCTGGAATGGAAAGTTGCTGTGTGTCTGTGCCAACGCATTGTAATTTGCCGAGTGCTGTATCACAACAGCAGGTGTTAACGGCCAAAATATCCCTCGAGACTCTGCGAGAGGCTTCATTAGAGGATTTCTTTCAAAATCAAAAAATTTAATTAATGGTGAATTTTCGGGCACCTGTAATCTCACACGCCAGTCGGTTGTGTCATTTCTGCCTGACCATTTGGCTCTAGCCTGCACTAGTCTTGAGTCCGTAGAAATACCAGCGCCTGTAAGACGTGCAAGGGTCCTATTGAAAAACCCTGAAGCTACATTCTTTATTATACCACCTAGTGTTGCCATGTATTAATGGTTGCTTTCCTTTGTAAAATTTCGTATACTTTAACTATATTTATAGGCATAATTTTAGGCGCACTTAATTCCCAATACGGCACGATTTTTAACAGACCTGTTTGTGGTCATCCTACACTAACATTATTGGAGAACTATGAAAAGAGTAAAATATCTAAACAACCGAGATCTGTTGGCACAGATACACGCCAGCAAGAACACATATTGTTCATATATCGCACCAGAAGATGCACAGTATGATATAATTGTGCCAAATCTTAAGAAAATAAATGTGAGGACGATAGCCGAGGCCAAAAAGAACAAGGCCAAGAGATTGACGCAGGAAGCGTGGGAACAGGCCAAGTCAGCGGGAATGAAAAAAATTAAATTAGCAGATTACACTGTATCACCAAGAAAGATAGACAAATCAGACCTTGTGTTTAGAGTCATGATGTTTGATCATATTCCAATGGACAGTGAAAGGAAAAAGAATCCTAAGCAAGTAGCAGACCACCATGCAAAGGTGAACTTCCCTCCGTTCCAACATTACAAGTTGGACAAGAAAAATAAACTACAATGTATGGGAAAATCACACTGGGTAGGCGGAATGGACAACGGACACTTTGACTGCCATCATGGCAAAATGACTAACCAATTGGCAATGATGTACATGAAGTTGTGTGAAAGATATGGTACCAGAGCTAACTGGAGAGGTTACACGTATAATGATGAAATGCAATCACAGGCGTTGATGCAACTGTCACAGATAGGGTTGCAGTTCGATGAATCAAAATCGGACAATCCTTTCGCGTACTACACAGCGGCCATAACAAACAGTTTCACAAGAATATTAAACATCGAAAAGAAAAATCAATCTATCAGAGATGATCTTTTAGAATTTAATGGGATGATGCCAAGTTTCACGAGACAAAATGAAAACGAAACGGCGGGACCGTCATATCAAAAGAAAATGAAGACTGCACACGGTGATGTACATGAGGTCAACAAGACCACACTAGCCAAATTGAATAAA